GAACAAAGATTAACAGATATTGAAACAAGACTAGCAGCATTAGAAGGATAATATTATGGCAATAACATACACTTGGACTATTCCTACAGTTGATAGAACGGTATCAACTGGTGGTATTGATACAATACATTGGCGATGCAGCGCGGTTGACGGCGACCATTCAACATTTGTTTATGGCACAGTAGGTTGTACGCCTGACCCATCTTCTTCTGACTTCATTGCTTATGAAAAAGTAACAGAAGCTAATTGCATTGCATGGGCGCAAGCCAGTGTAGGTAAAGATGATACTGAGGCCGCACTTGCTGCCCAGATTGCGCTACTGAAAGCGCCAACCCAAGCTACGGGGGTTCCGTGGTAATTTAACTAGAAGGAGTTAAGAATGACTGAAGAAAAAAAGGTCATGATTGATGACGTAGAATACAAAGAAAGCGAACTATCAGACGAGTCAAAGGTTTGCATAAATCACATTGGTTCTTTGGACCAGAAGATTGCATCGGCTCAGTTTAATTTAGTTCAATTACAAGTTGGTCGAGATAGTTTTATGGAAAAGCTTTCTAAATCATTAGAGCCAACAGACGAAACAGAAGTAGTAAATTAATAGGTATGTTGTGGACGGTTTACCAAAAGTAAGTATCGGTATTATTGGAGTGGTAATACTCCAGATCGGTGGTTTTATTTGGTGGACTGCCCAACAAGCTAGTACCATTTCCACATTAGAAGAGACTGTATCTCAGCTCTCAGCGCAGTCTGAGATACAAGACAAAGTTAATATGCAAAGAGATATATTAGCTAATAGTACAAAATTAAATGATATTGATGAAGAGATTAGTGATCTTTGGGAGGACATTGATTTGGTGTGGGATGATATGGAAGGTATGTCTTCTCACATGATGGAAATAATTAAGCTGCAATCTCGCGTTGCAATATTAGAAAAGACAGTTGAGTTCACTCGTAACGATGGAATGTAACGATGGACCCATTAACAATTCTTAGCGGTATTAAGTTAGGTCTTCAAACAGGCAAATCCGTAGCTGGTCTCAGCAAACAAATTGGTCAATTCTTTGATGCTACTGATGCAGCTAAAAAACAGCTACAAAAAAAAGGTGTTTCAGGTAAGAGTGCAAACGCTACTGCATTAGATCGATGGGCTAAACTTCGTCAAGCTGCTGATGCTGAAGAAGAATTAAAAGAATGGATAACTCAAACTTATGGCAGAAGCAAATACTTAGAACTTTTGAAGATAAGAAGAGAGGTTTTAGCAGAAAAGCGTGAAGCAGAGGCTCAGGCGAGGCGTGAGGCTATGGACAGGCAAGAGCTATACATTACCTTAGCTGGTATCTTTTTCTTACTCACAGCCTCTGCTATTGGCGCTATAGCTTATTTGCATCATATGGATTGGATTGATGTTAGAGATTGGATTAGGTGAAGTTAGTAGAAGTTAAGTACAATAGGTGGGTTGTCTATACAGATGATAACAAATTACTTATACAAGTAAGTGAACTTAGAATAGCAAGGAAGTTTTTAGATGGTGAAGATAACAGCAAGCGCGATAGATCAGTTGAAGATACTGCCTAGGCTGGCATTTCTCTGTCAGATTATTTTAACTTGGAAGGTTTGTTTGTGGTTTATGACTTTGCCCGATCCAACAACTCAACAGAGCGCATTTGTTTCGTTGGTCACTGCAATGCTTAGCGCATCTTTCGCATTGTGGTTAGGCAAAGAAGCTAAAACAGATAGGATAGTAGAATGATTGGGATACTTCAAAGTGTAGCTGGACTAGCTACAACGTACATCGATAGCAAAGCAAAGGTTAAAGCTGCTGAAGCAGAAACTAAGATGAAGATTGCTACTGGTGAAATTAGCTGGGAGCAAGCTGCTATTGAGGCTAGTGCTGACTCTTGGAAAGATGAGGCTTGGACAATTTGTTTTATAGCTATTGTTCTGGCAAGTTTTGTTCCTTGGATGCAACCATATATGGAACAGGGATTTAAGAACTTGGAGGCTGCACCGCAATGGTTTAGCTGGGCAATGTATGCTTCAATAGCTGCAAGTTTTGGTATCCGTACAATGAAAGGATTTAAGAAGTGACATTTAAATTAAGTCAAAGAAGTTTAGATCGGCTCGAAGGGGTTGATAAAAGTTTAGTAGCTGTTGCTAAGTATGCAATAGGAATAACTAGTGTTGATTTTGGTATACCACATTTAGGTGGTCTTCGAACAATGGATCAACAGCGTGAGCTTTTTGAGAAGAAAGCAAGCCAAACCATGAAGTCAAAACATCTTGAAGGTATTGCTATAGATACTGTTGCTTATGTTGGGCCAAGAGTTTCTTGGGAGCTAAGTCTTTATGATGATATTGCAGATGCAATGAAAGAAGCAGCTAAAGATATTGGTGTTCATTTGAGATGGGGAGCTGCTTGGCATATTAATTCTATTGGTGAGTATGAAGGCACAATGGAAGAAGCAATGAATGAATACATTGATCTTCGAAGATCACAAGGTAGAAGGCCATTCATCGATGCACCTCACTTTGAGCTGAGTGTTTAGATATTAATTCCTTTTATTCTTAGCTGAGAAGTAAACTTCTTTAGTTCTTTTCTGGCAACCCAGAGATTTGTTTGCACATTGGGGTGGGCATCTAGTCTGTACAGTTCATCTTGCCATTTATCTACTTCTCTTCGAAGAAACTTTAGTTCTGCTTTCTGTGCTTCTGTAATCTGCATTTTACAAAGAATTAATTTTTTGCACAGCACTGTAGCTTACACCACACATGACTGCTGTTGACCTGATATCCCACCCTTTGCTTAGAAAGTATTTAATATCTTCTACTTCTTCATCAGTAAGCTTATCGTTTCTCCAACCATTACCTCTAGTTTTTGATAGTCCTCTTGTTTTTGATGGACCTCTAGACTCTGTAGCTTCTGGCGTATAGATAACTTTACTGTTTGTTTTTAGTTTAGAGTTACAAACCTTTGCATCTGCTTTCATTCTTTCGATTGGTGTCATTTGTTATTCCTAAAAAAAGACGCACCAAAAGGTGCGCCAGTTAAGGGAGGTTCGCAAAACGGACTTTGAGCAGTGTATGAACCTCCAGAGAACATTCTTATGTTAGAATGGTATTGCATCTTCTTTCAAGGTATTTTCTGAATCTTTTTGTTGTTTCTCACTAATTTGAAAACTCATGTAAGGCTTATCATCTTTCATGCGTCTCCATCCAGCAATACGTTTGTTATCACCAACTGGTCCAGAGTAATCAGGTGCAGCCTCATTACCTTTCTTGTCATTAACAAACATTGCTCCCATTTTTGTGTATATCTCAATGATTTCTGTACCATCTCTTGTTTCATCTTTTACTAACATTATTTTGTGGTCAACACCTTCAACATTTGCCTTGCCTTGAAGTATCATTTTCTGAGTAGGAAATGGTGTAAATGCTGCACCTCTATTTGTATCGTCATATTCTGCCATGCTTCTGGCTCCTTTGTTTAAGTTAGGTGAGGGGTTCTTGGGGGAACCTGCCCCTCGATCAGGCGTTATAATCTCAAAGATTCAGGGTCAATGAGCGCCCCCAAGAATTACCATTTAGGTTTGCCACTATCAGCAGCATACTTGTTGCCATCCATCTCGCCTAAGAATACATCAGCATTACAGCCAATGTGCGATAGTGCTTTGGTAAGTCCATCAGTGATAGCCATTTTCGGTGCATCTTCTGCCATACGACCTTTTGCTGCATCGAAGAACTTACGACAGCCTGTGAACGGTCCAAACGAATGATGGTTGTCTGTATGCCAAACAGTTACATGCGCTAGTACAGCACTATCTCCGTTGCTAACAGATACAACTTCAGTTGTGTTGAACCAACCCCAACCCAAACCAATCGGTCCAAACTGTTCGGTCATCATTCTGACTTGGTACTGAGGATCAATGGCTGTAAATGATCTACTGCCAAAGCTGACTTGCTTCAGATATTTGGGGTCTGAAGCAGCCAGCTTGTTCCAAATGTCTAGTTTATTACTCATTGTTGTTCTCCTGTTTTCTTTTGGTTATTCTAAGCGATCCTTTCTTGTCTCGCTTGACGGAAAGGTAATCACAGTACACTTCTCTTTCGTTAGCTCCGACCATTCCTTTGAGGTCTTTCTTTGCATTTTCGAAAACTCTGTTCTGCTCATAACCTTGTATATATGTGATAGCTGCGTCAACAAACTGGTTGTCTGTTGTTGCGTCTCGTTTGACCATGTTGTCCACCGCAATATAGTCGTGTGACAATTCCTTGGAGTCAACGCCAATCGGTTCTTCATCGCGTAGCACGTAACCCCAGAAGTCCGACACCACTGCCCACATAGAATTGAAATACTTCTCACTGTATTCGACATATGTAGATTCCCATTTGCTGTTACCAAAGATCACAGACAGATAAGCACCTTTTGCTTTTGCTAAGTGAGCGTACAGTTGTATCTGCGGCATGTATAGCTTGATAACATCTTCCATTTTATTAAAAGCATTTGTGTGCTTTGCTTCAACAATAGCATCAATTAATCGAGCATCGACAGTACCTATTACTGGAACTAATCCAATAGTTTCTTTGTATTCATATTGATGATGGCTAAGAATACAATTATTTTGTTGCTCGAACCAACTAAGATTGAAGTCTTCAGTACAGATACCAAGTTGCACAGCAATGTTGTTTGTCAAATCTTCTGGCATTTCTCTACCAGTTTTGACTTGCCATAATTCCAACCAGTGGCCTTGCATAATTTTTACACAGTCTGAGCCACCTATGAATCCTTTACGGTTCATCTTGTTCTCCTTTATTTATAATGGTTAGCGTACTGCATTAGTGCAGTATGGTCAACCAATATTTATACTGCCGTTAGGTTTGTTATACTTTTCAAAGTCTGATGGTTTGCTGTAGCCAAGTTTAATCAGCTCTTTCTTTAGCTTACCTCGAAGCCAGTCTTCACCAACACGTTCACCGTTCACAATGCGATTGGCATTGATGCGGTATCCATCAACGTGATAGTTTGATTTCTTGTATTCTTTGAGAGCTGAGACTGAGCTGTTGGCTTTGGCAATGTGGGCATCCCAGACATTTGCTTGAACTGCTTTATGCGTAAGATTCTTCATGTTGTTCTCCTTGTATTTCTACTCTTTTCATTTTCTTTATTTTAAAGAAGCCATTATACTCTGGATGCAGGTGCATAAAGTATCTGGCATACAGCGCAATGTAATCATTGCTTATTTTGAAATCATCACCCGTTGTTTCAATGCTAGTTTCCCATCTAATGCGATTGACTACAAGCCATGCGCTTAGTCTGTTGTGGCCTCGATTGATTGCTCTGAAAGTAAACTCTTCGAACAATCTAAATACATGTGGGTTTTGCTTATGCCATTTCCACCACTTCTGTTTAAGGTTCATCTTTGTTCTCCATTAGTTTTATAAATCTATCACCACTCATGATGACTATTGTTTGCGGTTGTCCAGTCCGCCTTTTATAGAAAGCAATGTCTCTGCCTTCTAATACTTTGAATGGGCTAGGGAAGTTAGACTTGTCTCTATACTTTACTTCTCCCACCAGTTCTTCTCCGTTGAGTTCGAGCTTGATGTCTCCGCTATACTCGCCTCCCAAACTGCGCGAGAGGGGTTGCCTTTTCGCTTTGATACCCGCTTTTTCGAGCCAGTTAACAAACCACTTTTCGTGGTAAGTTCCTTTGTTTTTGTTACGGTTTGCCATTTGTCTTCCTCATAACAGTTTAGGCATACATACCAGTGCTTTTGCATAGTATACCCTGAGTTATTTTTTAGGATAGCAACATACCAATGTGTCTTAGTCTGACATGCTATGCACGTTGCTGCTCTTCCTTTTCGTGACCTCGATGTCATAACCTAAAGCATCCAACCAACAGATTAACATAAACCCAGAGGGAATACGTTTGTGCGCTTCCCACTTATGAATAAGTGAAGAGGTGCAACCAATCTTATGAGCTAAAGACTCTTGGCTTAAACCTCGCTCGAATCGAGCTTCTATCAACAGGCTTATTAGCTTCTCGTAGTCTCTTGGTATGCTCACTGGCTTTTTGTATCGAGTAAAGTTCTTCGATAACATTGATGACTTTCACAGCTGTATCATATCTGAGTTCTGTATTGCCATTGATTGTTCTGTAGTATGTTGAGGTAGGTATCTCAGCACGTTTAAAACATTTGAGCAGGGAGACATCAGCCTCCTCTGCTCGATCTTGCAAATAGTTTAGATATGATTTCATACTGCACTTATGCAGAAAAATTACTGCACTCGTCAATAGGTATCACCCCAGTCTTTTCTATCCTCTTCATTGCGCCATCCTTCCCAGTATGCTTCGATTTCGTTTGTTGACATTTGCTTTTCATTTGCAAAGTTAATGCCTAAACTATCTAACCACATATGAGGAACAGGTTGACGACCATAGTATCGATCAGCAGCTCCACGTTCAGCAGCTCTTGCTTCTCGATCCATTACATATGATTTTACTTTGCTCATTTAGTTCTCCATTATTATTTTAATGGGGCTATTCCCGACCAACCGCCCCTTGTTGGCTGATAAAACTATTTGATTGATCAGTTCAAATAATTTCTCGGTGAGAGTTCCCAACACACGCTCTCATGGTCCTGCCTTTAACGGGTGGAGTGTCGTCACTTAACCCTGTTGGAATACATTTTATTATTCTTTTAATAGGGAATTTCATCATCAAAGCTTTCTTTGCTAAGATTATAGTTTTCTTCCCATGCTTGTTCAGCACGTTCTACAAACTTATCATAGTTGAAGTTTGGATTAGTAGCTTTCAGTTCATCAGCAACATACTTGATTGCTGTTGCCCAGCTAAGATGCGGAGCAATCTTATCTGCGATAAACTCATAGTCTCTGCGTGTAAATCTAGGTGTTGATCTAGTCATTAGTCCATCCTCACTGCATAATGTTCTGATCCAGTTGGTATTCCCATCACTGAGTAAGGATAAAAATAAACTGTTCCATCTCTAGTTTCCCAAGTCATGTATGGATACATAGGTTCATCTTCTGGGTATCGATAGACACCTTCAGCATCTATCTCTCCACCAAGAGGTCTATCTTTTACCGAAAGACCAGCCCTTGATTTGTATGAGTTATCAAGATGATCGAGTAAATTTTCTTCTACACCGAAAGCATGACGTAGATTCCATTCAACTACCCAAAGAGGTACATAACCACCTGTTGCCCACATATCATGGGTACTCATTTCTGGGTAATGTTTTTTATTATACGTTATCTGCATTTTGTTCTCCTTAGTTTTGTGGCCTTATTTTTGGTCTGATTAATTTTGAAGGTACTTCGCTTACATCACACCATCCAGCTTCAGCATTGATTTGGTCATAAAGTGTTTCGTTTTTCAAAAGAACACTCCAACAATCACTTTCGTTTTCAAACCAAATCTTTGCTTCAAGCTGATGTCCGTCAATCACATAAGCTATAGTTAGTAGAGTAAAGAACTCCATTAAGTTTCCTTTCAAATAGATAGTAGTTGCACTTGTGCAGCACTGTCATTTGTTACGTTACGTCATTTGCTGTCACCTCGTCCTTGCTCATAACATGCCATCAGCTATGCACTTTTCTTCATTAATAACATCGTGATCGATCTTTTCTTTGATTTTTGTTAGTGCATTAATTAATGAAGTGATATTAGAATTGTATTGCACAGCTTTATAATCATCACCTTGGAATGGAAGAATAGCTATTTCTTCATCTACGATTGGTTCTCCATGATCATCAGTCGTAAGAATATTTTGAGCTATTGACACTATTCTTCCATGGTATCTTAAAGTTATGGTATTCATTGGACTCAAAATCTTTTTTTGATCTAATATTTCTTTTGGCAAGTCTGACGTTTTCATTTTGCATTTCCTTTTAAAGAATTTAAATTTCTATTTTTAGTTTCATTTTCGTATGAAAGGTAGCTGCCGCAAACCTACACATACTCACCCTAGTTAGGCTAGAAGCGACCTAGGGGTGGGTGGGTGGCAGGTCGCTTAGAATGAAACATAAAAAAAGGGCAGAGGCTATTAACCTCTACCCATTGTTATCAAGAAGCCTTCTTCTTCTTCTTGCTTGGTTCATCATTAGCTGGTTCAGCCATGCCTAGTGCTTCAAGCTGTTGCTGAAGGTCGGTCGGTATGTCTGACTCAGAGGCGACAGGTACGTTTGACCCCTTGGCTGAACCATACGGCATGTAGTCTTCTCCGTATGATTCGATGTAAGCCTTGTGTAGTTGACTCGACATGTCGGTTAGTACCGTATGCTTATCGGCTGCTGCTTGGCAGTTAGCGATAGAGCCGCGAAGCCTGATCTCTGAGATTTCGTCTCCTCGGTACGTCTCTTGTGCGTACTTCACTCTCGCTCTTTGCGTATCAAGGTAGGCTTCGCTACCAGATGGCTTAGTGCTGCTGTTCTTTCCTTTAGTAAGCCAGTACAGCTTGTCCATCATGGCTTCCATCATGATCTTCCGTGGGAAAGCCATCTGGTCTTCGTGTACCCACTTGTCTTCGTATGAGTTATAGATTTCTGTATCTAGTGTAAGATTGATAAGTTCATTGATTAGCTTAGACATTTTGTTCTCCTATATCTGTCTATGTTTTACATACATTCTTCATGTACAGGAATAGGAGAGGCTAGCGAATCTGTTCACTGCAAGGATCGCCAAGACCAGCTTCGCTGGCGGTAGGCTCGTTACGTCATCTTGTATGACGTTACGAACTGCCGTCCTTGTGGTGGGCTGATTCGTAAGCCCAACTGGAAGTTAGTATTGTAAGATTGTGTGTGAGAGATAGATCAATGATTGAGCGAGTGAGGGATCGCTCAGTTACTAGGGCTTACTCAGGCAATCGATGGAGTGGACGAGCTTTGCTAAAGCAAAGTCGGGAGTGTAGGCGATTGACCAAGCTAGACATAGAAGCGAGACCTCGCAGAGCGAGATCATAGTGTCAAGCACTCCTTAGGGAGTGTAGAGTGTGCGGACACTTGGTGAATTAGGGGTCAATCCCCTAATTAGCCAAATGACCCCACGTAATTATACTAGTGACGTAACGTCACATATTGACAGGTTAGTACAAACTAGTGTCCAAATGGGGGGAGAGAGGGAGAGGGGGGCTAGTAAATGAAACAATGGTTTAGAGTATCTCAATCCTTCTATTTGAATGACGTCAAACTCTTAGCTATATGTTAGTATACAGCACTTAGTTAGGTGCTGCTTGCAACACTAAGAAGAAGGATATGAGATGCTTTCAGCTGATAAGAAGTTAACTGATAAACAGATGGCTCTGGTGGATATAATGGTAGCAAAAGGTTTACCAGCAGCTAAAGCCGCTGTTGAAGCTGGATATGCTGAAGGTAAATCTGGATATGTATCTGCTTACAAAGCATTGAAGACACCTCATGTGCAACAGTATATGATGCAACGAATGAATGAGGAGTTTGGACTAAGTGCTACCGTAGCGGTTAACACAGTTCGTAGACTCTCTCAGAACGCTAAGTCTGAGTATGTTCAGCTTGAGGCTAGTAAGGATTTGTTAGATCGCGCTGGGTATAAACCCATCGATCGATCACAGGTACAAGTGGCGGGGGATATAAAAGTTTCCATTGACCTTAGCTAGGGGGGTGGGGGGAAAACTACAAGGTCACGCTATGTTACTGGTCCCCCACTCACATTATTGGTAAAAAAGGTTTGTGCATTGCCAAGAATATTTTTTGTATGCTAAGGGTTTTTTATGAGACAGGAACACAAAGACCCAGAGGGTGGTTTAACGGCTGCTGGTAGGCGTTATTTTAAGCGTACTGAAGGGGCTAATTTAAAAGCTCCAGTTAAGAGTGGTACTAATCCTAGGCGTGTTTCTTTTGCGGCTCGATTTGCTGGAATGAAGGGTCCGATGAAGGACGAGAAGGGAAAGCCGACTAGAAAGGCATTGGCATTGAAGGCTTGGGGTTTTGGCAGTGTTGAGGCTGCGCGTAATTTTGCAAGGAGGCATAAGAGGAGCTGATGTGTTTTAGTGGTCCTAGTGCAGAGAGTATGTATCAGGAGAAGAAGAAGAGTTTTGGTCCTCTTCCTTCTTTGCTTATGAGTCGGGCTAAGTCTGGTAGAAAGTCTATAGCAAAGCCAGTGTTTCGTGATGTAAGAATGGGAAGTGAAAGACGTTCATTGTTAAATCCATATAAAGGAGAGATGTAATGCCTATGGGTAAAGCGCCTAAGAAAAAGAAATCTATGTTGACTAAGAAGCAGAAAACATTGCCAGCAGCTTTGAAGAGAAAGATAATGAAGGCAAGGTCGAGTGGTTCTTCTGGCGGTTCTTATTAAGATGGCTAAGAAAAAAAAGAGTTTGTTAAAATTAACAGATCGTCAGGAAGCAACTATGAAGCGTCACAGTAAACATCATTCTTCTAAGCATATGAAGGAAATGAGAACCGCAATGCTTAAAGGGTCTACATTTGGTGCTGCTCATAAGATAGCACAAAAGAAAGTTGGCACTTGATGACTGATCGTTCCCTAGCACCGCTAAAGAAAAGAGCAACTCTTCTTCGAAAAGAGATGAAGAAACTTGAAGACTCTGCTGGTGTTGGGCTTGTAGAAAAAATGCAGGGTGAAGGTGAGCGTTTTTCTTCTAAGGATAAAGGGTTTGCTACTAAAGGCATTATGAAGATTTTAAATTTTCTTTTAGAGTCTAGGGAAAATCAAATGGTTTCTAGCCCTCGATACAATCAAATACAAGATCAGTTAATTGATATTCAGGAGAAGATCAGTGGCAGTAAACGCAGCAGGTAACTATACCAAACCTAAAATGAGAAAGACTTTGTTTCAAAGAATAAAAGCAAGGGCTACACATGGTACGGCTGCTGGTCAATGGTCTGCTCGAAAAGCACAGTTACTTGCAAAAGAATATAAAAAACGTGGTGGTAGTTACAAGTAAAGGAGAAAACTAATGGCTAAAAACCCTACATTACTTCAACAAAATCTAAAGAAACCATCTTTGGAAGAGTTAATGAAACTTTTCAACAGTGTACCAGATAAAGAACTTAAACCATTTTTTTCTAAATCTATGATAAGAAGAATGGAAAAAAGTGGGTTTAAGGTTATTAAAAAGTGAAGGCTTCACAAAAGTCGTTACTTAACTGGGGCAAACAAAAGTGGCGCACTAAGTCTGGGAAAAAGTCTAGTGAGACAGGTGAACGGTACTTACCTAGCAAGGCTATTTCTGCTCTTAGTTCTGCTGAATATGCAGCTACAACCAGAGCTAAACGAAAGGGTAAGGCTTCGGGTAAGCAGTTTGTGGCTCAACCGAAAAAGATTGCTAGGAAAGTAAAACAATATAGGACATAAATTATGGGATGGAAATTTAAGAATAATGGTGAGTTATATGAAGGTGAAACTCATGAGCTTGCTGGAACTACCTACTCTGGAAAAACAAGAACCTCTGATTCAAAGACATTAGAGTGGACTAATGAAGTGCCTAAAAAGCCAGCTAAAAAGAAAAGAGCTAGGGATGAAAAGGGCAGACTTAAAGGAGATGATCCTTCTACACCAGATATAAATGAGGCTTGGGAAGAGTGAGCTTTATAAATACAATTAAACAAGAAGACTTACAGCTTCTTCGTGGCATTGTACGCAAAGTGCATCTTTCTTATGTTGTGGAAAAGTTTGGTGAAAGCAGTCACTTGGTTAGTGATTCTGCTTGCGATAAACTTATTGAAAGTATTGCGCCTGAAGTAGTGGAAGATATGATCCGCTTTGGAGTTGATAAAGGTCTTAGATGATTGACTTTAAGTACAAACCTGATGGCAGTGTACTAAAATCTTTTATGAAGGATCATACTTTTTTTCGTGGCATTAGAGGTCCAGTTGGTTCTGGCAAATCTGTTGGCTGCTGTGTTGAGGTCTTTCGCAGAGCTTTAGAGCAGAAGAAAGGTCCAGATGGTATTCGTAAAAGCAGATGGGCTATCATTCGAAACACTAATCCACAACTTCGAACAACAACTATAAAGACTTGGCTTGATTGGTTTCCTGAAGCTGATTGGGGTAAGTTTATGTGGTCAGTTCCGTATACTCATTACATAAAAAAGGGAGACATTGATCTTGAGGTTATCTTCTTAGCTTTAGATAGACCTGAAGATGTTAAGAAACTTCTATCATTAGAACTAACAGGGATATGGATTAATGAAGCAAGAGAGATTCCAAAATCTATTATTGATGCTTGTACTATGCGTGTCGGTCGTTTTCCTTCAATGCGTGATGGAGGTCCTTCTTGGACTGGTGTAATAGCAGATACTAACGCACCAGAAGAAGATCACTGGTGGCCTATTATGTCAGGCGAAGTTCCTATTCCTGATCATATTCCTAGAGAGCAAGCTAAGATGTTAGTTAGACCTGATAACTGGTCTTTCTTTACGCAACCTTCTGCAATGGTTGAAAAGAAAGATGAGGAAGGGGAAATTCTTGATTACTTACCTAATAAGGAGGCTGAGAATTGTAAGAACATGCTTGCAAATTATTATTCCAATCTTATTAGAGGTAAGACAAAATCATGGATAGATGTATATGTAATGAACCGTTTAGGGCATATACAAGACGGAAAGCCAGTATACCCTATGTTTGCACCAGAAGTTCACATTGCAAAAGAAGAAATACCAGTAGCAGCCAATGTTCCTGTATATGTTGGCGTAGACTTTGGATTAACACCAGCCGCAGTTCTTGGGCAGAAAGTACGAGGTCGATGGTATTTGCAATCAGAAATTGTAGCAATAGACATGGGCATCGTTCGTTTTGCAGAAGTTCTTAGGCAAGAACTATCAACTAGGTTTGCTGCTGCTTCTGAGGTAATTATTTATGGTGATCCTTCTGGTGACTTTAGAGCGCAAACAGATGAATCAACTCCCTTTCATATTTTGCGCGGTGCTGGCTTGAGGGCGTTCCCAGCGCCTTCCAACTCTGTTGATCTTCGACTTGAATCGGTATCCTCCCAATTAACGAAGATGGTCGATGGTAAGTCAGCACTTTTAATAGATAGGCGTTGCCCTCAACTTATTAAGGGTTTTGAGGGTGGTTATGCCTATAAGCGTATGGAAGTTTCTGGTGAAAGATACGCAGACAAACCAGATAAGAATATGTTTTCTCATGTTCATGATGCAGCTCAATACTTGTTTCTTGGTGCTGGTGAAGGTAGAGCTTTATTAAATACACAAAAACCAGCAAGAGCTGTTGTTGCTAGTCGCAACTTTGATGTATTTAAGAAAAGTCCGAAGCAGCGCAAACAAAGTGTTTGGGCTAGAATGTAGTTTGTGCATTGAGATTTTTTTCTTTTTGTGCTTACGAAAGATAACACAAGGAGATAGTTATGTGTTTTGGTCCAACTAGAGCAGAGAAACAAACGGCTGTAACTCAACGCATGGAGGCTGATGATGCTCAAAGGCAAGAAGCTGAAAAACGAGCAATGCAAAAACGTGAAGATATTCAAGAAGCAGTAATGAAAAGACAGGGCAGAACAAGAAGGTCTTTGTTTTCTTCTGGTCGTGGTGGATTTTTAGGTAGGTTTGACTAATGGATAAAATAGCTAGTCAGTACATTCAGAGTTATCAAAAAGCTAAAGCTTTTCGAGAAAACTGGGTTCCTCTTTTTGAAGAGTGCTATGAGTATGCTTTACCTCAGAGAGAGTCTTTTTATTATGAAGAGGCTGGTCAGCGTAGAGATGAAAAGATATTTGATGAAACTGCTGTAGTTGGAACACAAGAGTTTGCTAGTAGGTTGCAATCTGGAATAGTTCCAAACTTTGCTCGATGGGCAGACCTTACCGCAGGGAGTGAGGTTCCTGTAGAACAGCGCGAAGAAGTTGATAATGTTCTTGATGAAGTTACAGAGTATGTATTTGAAGTTTTGAATAACTCAAATTTCAGCCAAGAAGTCCATGAGTCATTTATGGATTTGGCTGTTGGGACTGGTATTTTGTGCGTTGAGGAAGGTGACTCACTTAATCCAATTACTTTTAGCGCAATCCCCTTACCCCATGTTGTACTTGATACTGGTCCTGATGATAGAATAGATCATGTTTATAGAGAGCGTAAAAAGGTAAAGTTTGATCATTTACCTATTATGTATCCTGATGGAAACTTTGATCAGCGTGTTTTATCACTAATGGGAGGAGACAGAGAGACTACTGTTCTTGAACTTGTTTGCAGAGATTATTCCAAAAAGAACCAAGAAGCTTACTTACATTTTGCAATATGCATGACAACAAAGACTTTGTTACATTCAAAAGAGCTTTCAGGCATTGGGTCAAATCCTTTTATTTGTTTTCGTTGGAATAAGTGTGCTGGTGAGATATATGGTCGAGGACCATTGTTAAATGCTTTGTCAGCAATCAAAACTACAAACTTAACAATAGAATTAATTCTTGAAAATGCTCAGATGTCTATATCTGGAATCTATCAGATGGAAGACGATGGCGTTATAAACCCTGATACAATTAATCTCGTTCCAGGAAGTATTATTCCAAAAGCTATGGGGTCTGCTGGGTTACAACCGATTCAAGCTGCTGGTCGTTTTGATGTAGCTCAACTTGTTTTAAGTGATATGCGCTTAAATATTAAACGTGCGCTTTATAATGATATGCTTGGAAATCCTGATCGAACACCTGCAACCGCAACAGAAGTTGCCGAACGTATGGCTGATTTATCTCGAAGAATGGGTGCTGCTTTTGGTAGGTTGCAAGCAGAACTCGTGCAGCCTGTACTTCAACGAGTAATTTATATTTTGAAGAAGCAAGGCCGCATAGAGGTTCCTACAGTAAACGGAAGAGAAGTTAAAGTAAGATCGGTATCTCCTTTGGCTCAAGCTCAAGCTAATCAGGATATATCTAGTGTTGCAAGATTCTTAGAACTTACTGGTGCTACTTTTGGACCAGAGACTTTGCAGCTTCTAATTGACTCAGAACAAACCGCAATTTTCCTTGCTAAAAAATTTGGTGTGCCAGAAAGCTTGATTCGTGATGAAGAACAGCGTAGACAAATAGCTGCAATAGCGCAGCAAATAGCACAGCAACAAGGAGTACCGATTGGGCAAGAAGAATGACAATACATCTAATCTTGGTATAGATGGTTTTAAAAGATCGTCTGATTCTGATTTAGAAATTAGTCAAGTATTAGCTGAGACATTTAAAACTCCGTCAGGAGAAGCAACACTTAAATATTTGAAATCAATAACAATAGATATGATAAATGGTGCGGCAACATCTAGCGATGAACTACGTCACCATGAAGGTCAAAGATTTATTGTAGGTTTAATACAAGCAAGGATACAACATGCAGCAAGAAACAGAGCAAGCGAGTGATACAGCAGTTGAAGTAGCACAAGCTGATGGTCGTGATTTTGTAACACAAGAAGACGTTGAAAAGGTATCTGAAACTTCTGATCGACCTGAGTGGCTACCAGAGAAATTTAATAGTCCAGAAGATTTAGCAAAGTCTTATAATGAGCTATCTCAAAAACTTGGTAGTAAAGATGAAGATATTAGAAATCAAATAATAGAAGAAATACAAGCAGAGGCTTTTTCTGAAAGACCTGAAAAAGCTGGTGATTATCAATTACCAGAAATGGTTGATGAAGAAATGGCTGTTGATAATGAACTCCTTCAATGGTGGTCAGATCATTCTTTTGAAAATGGTTATAGCCAAGAAGAGTTTCAAAAAGGCATAGAAATGTATGCTCAGGCAATTAATGGAACTGAACCTGATTTAGAAGCTGAGAGTGCTAAACTTGGAGATAGTGCTGAAGATCGTATTCAGGCAGCATCACTTTGGGCAAATAATTTTTTTCCAGAAGAAACTATACCAGCAATAGAGCGTTTATGTGAAACATCTGAAGGTATTGTAGCGTTAGAAGCTATAATGGAAAAAATGAAAGATGGTTCATTTGGTGGAGATACTCAACCTACTGCTGGTTTATCTGAAGCTCAACTTAGAGAAATGATGTCAGACTCTAGGTATCATGGATATAACAAGGACGCAGAATTTGTTAAACAAGTTGATGAAGGCTGGAAACAACTTTACAGAGGTTAAGATTATTCAGAGGGGTCAGTATTATCTGACTCCTTTTCAACCTTATCATATTGATGAAGTTGTAGATAATCTAAGTTCTGAAAATATAGAAGAGCTTGCTTTGCTTGGTTATACGAACATACGCAAAGCAATAACTGATATGTATGAAACATCTGAATGTTATATAGCTAGAAAACAGGGGGAAACTTTTCTTGCTGTTGGTGGTCTTTGGTATCATGATGATCAAGATTGCCCACAAATGTTTGCAATGTTTTCTAATAATATAAAGAGATCGTTTATTGCTGCTGCTCGTGGTTCAAAGATGGTTGTAGATTTTTTTGATAAGACTCAACCAATGATGACTATGACTATTTTGCAAAGTAATGAGCTAATATTAAACTGGGCAGTATGGTTAGGTTTTGATCCTGTAGGTTTTATAGAACAAAGAAATCACAAGTATGTTGAATTTGTGCGTTGCAATCCGAATAAAAATAATGTTAGCGATAAGATATTGCAGCCCGTAATACACTAAGAGGCCCGATAGGATACCCTTGTTGAAGTGATAAAGCGGACACCTGTTAGTAACCGTAACTTCAATAAGGAACTTATAAATGGCTAATACAATAGACACAGCCTTTATCAAACAGTTCGAAACAGAAGTTCACATGGCATATCAGCGTATGGGTTCTAAGCTACGGAACACAGTGCGGACTGCTAATGTAACTGGATCAACTGTTAGATTTCAAAAGATTGGTACTGCGGAAGCAACTACTAAATCTCGTAATGGTAATGTAACTCCT